AACATTAAGGGCTATGAAATCTTTCCTTCCAGATTGATTCGTATGCCCGAGAAGGACTTAGCATTTGTTTGGCTTGACGTTCTTGACAGCCGGAAGTCCATGCTTGGACTTCTTGGCACGAAGGAACTTAAGGGCTCCTTCAATGGATTTCTTCTTGGCCGTAATTTTAATGGTCATTTGGATGCACCTAATAGTGTGCGAAACATCCAGAAAGGCGATGCTACTATACCCGATATTGGGTATCTTTCTAGTTTGTGGAAAGGAGTCTCTCAGACACGTACCGTGGATGGAGATTGTGGATCCATATTAATTGGTGAGTCCTCGTTTGGTCCTGTTCTTTTAGGAATTCATGCTGCTGGTTATGTTTTAAATAACAACATACTAGTGGCTAGTATTTCTCGAGAGGACGTTGAAGGTTTGGTTCAGCGTTTTGTGCGTCACCCGGTAGAAGCTTCAGAAATGAAGATTGATAAACCTGGGTATGAGCGCGAAGTAGTTGACTTACATAAGAAGAGTCCCTTCCGTTATTTAGAGGAGGGTTCTACTGCTGTGTTTGGTTCGATTGCTGGACATCGTTCTGATTCTAAGTCTTCTTTGGTGCAGACCCCTATTTGCAAGGAATTGTTGAGTAGGGGTTACGAGCTTAAGTATGGCGCCCCAGTTATGAAAGGCTGGCGTGTTAAACATAATGCTCTTAAGGAAATGCTTAACCCTGTGATGAATGTCGATCCCGCAAAGCTTGAAGCTATAGCGGAACAGATGGCCAAAGAAATCATGGAGCGGCTTCCTGCTGGATGGCAGGAGACCCTCGGTGTGGTTTCCGAGGATATCGCAGTTAATGGTCAACCTGGTGTGCCCCATATGGAGCGCATCAATATTGGTACTAGTGCTGGTTTCCCATATAATAAGTCTAAAAAACATTTTGTTGTTCCTTTAGATCCATTTTTGGGATTAGCTGGCCCCATTGAACTTGACCCAGCAGTTAAGGCTGATATAGCCATGGTACTACTGGCGTACAAGGAGGGTAAGCGTTCCTATCCTGTTTTCCGTTGTGTGATGAAGGATGAAGCAAGGAAGTGGGAGAAGATTCGTAAAGAATTGACTCGTATTTTCTATGCTGCACCTGTTGGTTGGTCTATTGTCTTTAGGATGCATTTTTTGACGTTCCTACGACTATTCTACACCAATCACAGAGCTTTCGAAGCACTACCTGGTATTGCCACTAATTCATTTGAGTGGTCTGCAGTGGCGGAAGATTTATTCCGCCATGAACATGTTATGGATATGGACTATAAGGGTTTCGATATTGAAGCTATCAAGGCCGTGATCATGCACGCTGTTTTCCGTTGCATAATTATTATCATGGAAGCATCTGGTATGTATACGGATGATGAAATTAAGGCAATTGAGTGTATCAATGTTGATTGTTCTTTCGCCCTTTTGGACTTCTTTGGTGATTTAATGATGGCTATGGGAATAAACCCTTCAGGGAACCCTGCTACAGTTATGTTCAACTGCTTGGCAAATAGCATGTTATGTCGTCTCGCTTATTGGGATTTGAATCCTGATGCTGAAATACGGTCTTTCCGTGATTTCGTCTCCTTGTATACATATGGAGATGATAACGGTCAGGGTGTCAGCAGTCGCGAGTGGTATAATATGCGTGCCATATCTGAAGCATTGGCAAAATACGGTATTACCGTAACTGATGCTGAGAAGAGCGTGGTTCCTAAGGAATACCAGGATCCGGAGAAACTTACTCTGTTGAAGAGGAAGTTTGTCTGGTCGGATGTTGTTGGAGCATGGATGGCACCATTAGAGATTTCTTCTATTGAGAAGCCTCTTTTGGTACATATTAAGAGTAAGACTGAGACTCAGGAGAATCAGCTTATTCAATCCATTGGTGGCGCTATGCGCGAGTTCTTCTTTCATGGGAGAGAGGAATTCGAGCGCAGACGCGTAGAATTGATGGATGTGGTGGAAAAGTGCGGTCTCCAGGATTATGTTGTTGATTCAACCTTCCCTACTTGGGAGGAAGAATTAGTACGATTCTGGAACACCGCTGAGAAGCGCCACTTTAATTAGTGGAGCCGCGACCTACGCCATAAGGTCGGTAAATATATGTGGCGCTGCTTTGCAGCACGGGCCTACGCCATAAGGTCTTAACCAAAATGTGGCCGCGGGGAGTAGTTACTGCTTTTGGAATCTGTGAAATTCCAGAGGAGAGTGGACTCTCCCGTATCTTGGATGGGCGTTCCCCAAAATTGCTATTTAGCAAAGCGTGGTCCTGGACGCACATCTCACAACCCCTCTCCCGGGCTTGGTCGCCCGAGATGAGGTTAAATAACGGCCAACTATTTCTACTACTCTTGATATTATGTTGTGGAGGTTTCAATCCTCCGATGCTTCATATTCTACACCGAATATGTCTGTTTCCGTGGAGCAAGTGATGCAGTTCCACGATGAATCTGTCCAGAAGGCAGTTGACTTGTCAACTAACATTATGGCACCATCAACCCAACCGGATCAGTCATTCGCTGATTATTTCAAAAGGCCTGTCGCTATCTATGAACGAACCTGGCCTTCCACAGATGCATATGGTGGTAGTAACTTTACTATCAAACCGTGGCAGCTATGGGCTCAGAAGACCCAAGTTTCTTCGAAATTAGCAAATTTTGCTTTTCTTCGAGGTAATCTCCATATCAAGGTGATGATTAACTCTACGCCTTTTGTCTATGGTGCGGCTCTTATTAGTTATAATCCACTCCTCGTGGGTACTGACTATCGAGTTGTTGGTGCTTCTGCGTGTGATATCAACGCGAGGTCGCAGCGACCTTCATTTCTGATCTACCCGCAAACCAATACAGGGGGAGAAATGGTATTGCCGTTTTTCCACCCGCAGGATTGGTTGCGAGTCGGTGTTTTGAACGATTTCACCACCATGGGTGAAATTAACTCGATCACCGTGGTTCCTTTACGCTCCGCAAGTGATACAGTTACAGGGGCTGCATTGTCCGCACATGTGCAGGTTTTGGCATGGATGGAAAACCTAGAACTCTCCGGCTCAACCGTTGGTCCTGTTTTGCAAGCCAAGGATTCAGTTGATGAGTACAACACGGGTGTTATATCCAAACCAGCTAGTGCCATTGCGGATATTGCACATGACTTGGAGAAAACTCCAGTCATTGGCAAATTTGCCACTGCTGCCACGATTGGTGCAAGAGCTATTGCTAGAATTTCCAGTTTGTTTGGGTTTTCTACGCAACCTACTCTAGCCGATCCGCAGCCCATGTTCTCCCAAGCGTTTCCACTTTTATCCACTGTTGGTATCTCAACGCAATCGGAGAAGTTGTCTTTGGATCCTAAGGCGGCTCTTGGTGTCGACCCATCTATTGTTGGCGCCCCACAGGATTCACTAAATTTGGTGGATATTGCCGGTCGTGAGGCTATCGTAGCAGTTGGGACGTGGAATACCACGGACGCTGTAGATAATCTTCTCATGACCACTCGGGTCACTCCGTTCTTTCAGAACACGGCTAGCTCAACAGTGGGTAGTACTGCGGTGCAGCACAGCCCTATGAGTTGGGTCGCTAGTATGTTTGGACATTGGCGTGGTGATATTATATTCCGTTTCCGGTTTGTAGCCACCCAGTACCATAAAGGACGTGTCATAATCTCTTGGGACCCTGCCGGCATCGCAGGCAACAGTATTAACAATACAGTCTCTTCTGAAGGTATTGTTAAGAGTGTTGTAGTCGATATTGGTTCGACTCCAGAGATTGAAGTTCGCATTCCCTATCATCAGGCGTATGCGTGGTTATCTACTATGGGACCATTTTACGATGATCCTGTGCAGATTGGCAATAATGTCTTTGAATATCTTGATGGGCAAGATAATGGTATCCTCACAATGCGCATTTTTAATGTGCTACGTGGGCCAAATGTGCAACCCATACAATGGATAATGTCTGTACGAGCTGCCGAAAACTTCGAGGTTGCGAATCCCTCATTAGCTGTTGATTCTGTTAATTCAGATCCATCGCTGTACATGAGCTATTTCGAGCCCCAGTCAGGCGACTCGGTAGAAGAAGCCGATTTCGGCACACCTCCTGAAGTTAATGCCAAGTACCTCCTCAATTTTGGGGAGAAGATTTCGTCATTGCGAGAGATTTGGCAACGAAAGTCTTTTGTGTTCTCTTGGGCTCTGCCCGATAATAGTGCAGATTTAGCACAGAGGACATTGAAGCTGCACAACCTACCCGGTCAACCCGGTTATAATGGTGGGACCCAGACAGCTTGGAAACAAGCTGGTCCAGGTTCTGCTGTCACCGGTTTTACGTGGTCGCGGTTTAACTACTTAAGTTACATCGCTCCTGCGTTTGTTGGTTGGAAAGGCTCGGTGGATTGGACTTTCAACTTCAAT